TGGCCGGGTTTGCCGCCTTAATCTCGTCCGGCAGGTTGTCGTAGGCAAACTTCACCTTTTCTCTGAACAGGCGCTTGGCGTCGTTCAGCGTATGGGCGATCAGCGCGCACTTGGCCGATTCGAACAGCGCAGCATCCAGCTGGATAATGCACACCTCGGTGGTAAATCCGAGCTGGCGCGCCTTAAGAATGATGTTGCGGGTGTGGATGCCCTCGAAGTACTCGCGCTGCTCAGGCGTCATCCTGAACCGCTTGGGCTTACCCTCTTTGTCGGTGATCCAGTAGAGATTGTTAAGCCGCCAGTCCTTATCGGCCAGCAGCTTCAGGTGCTCAGGTTTCATCACGCCCCCTGAGACAAGGTATCCATGAGGTCAGACAGTTTCTTAACCGAGTTATCGCCTTCGGGGCCGTCGATGTCATAGGCCTGGCGTTCAAGGCTTATCAGGTTCTTAAGCGCATCACTTAGAGCCTTAACCGACTTTACTCGCTCCGGCATACCGATGATTGAGTGGTAAATCTCGTTCAACCTGTCGCGGCCATTTTCGTCCGGTTCAAGCATCAGCTCACCGAGTTGACGTAGCGCGCCGATGTCTGCGCACTCTGCACCCAGCTCGTCGAACAGCGCGTTGGTTATCTCACGCGCTCGACGGATGTCGCCGCGATGCTCCATACGGACGGTGGCAATAACCTCGGCCGTGGCCTCGATCAGTACGCGCTCTGAAAGCGCGCTTTCGGTGCGTACCTGCTTGCGTACCTCCTGTTTGCGTACCAGATCGTCAGCGCGCTCTTTAATCTTCGCCGACAGGTCGCGGGACCAGTCATCGCGCTTTGCACGCTTACGGATTGCCCCTTCACTGATGCCGTGCTGTGCTGCTATTTCGCGGAGGGACATCAAGCCAGCCCGGTAAGCCGATTCGATAGCCTCCCAGTCAGGTGATGCCATTATGTCCTCACAATCTTGTTGTGTGCCGCTGAGTGCAGTGCTTATTATTCAGGCACATCGTTTACTCAGGAAGGGATCGAGATGTCTGAATCTGTGGTTGTAAAACGTTCCAGCAAAAATGCCGGCGACGCCGGTGAATTCTATGTGGCTTACATGCTTTCCCGGCTGGGTATCAGTGCTGCGCTAACCACAAGCGGGTCAGGCGCGGTTGATATTATTGCCACAATTGATGGCTCAAAGAGCATCAGCATTCAGGTTAAAGGGTCGTGGGCGAGAAGCCAGCGCAGGCAGTGGATGGTTGGCACCCACATGCCAGCCGTTTCCCCTGACTTCTCCTACGTCTTTTGCAATATGTCCGAAGACATCTCGAACGATGAAACGCCAGAGGTGTTCATAGTCCCGAGTGAAGTTGTCCATGCCACATCTACCTGGCATCACAAAGCGCCGCTATTCAAAATCGCTAAAGGCGAAGATGAACAGTTTCTTAACCGCTGGGAGTTCATCACCGACGCACTGACCAGAGTGGCAACCATGTAAAATCGCTTTCATCTACCATCGCAGCGACCGGCGACCATGAGTGAGCACCCCTGCGTGGAGTCAGGAGTAACACGGTATTGGCGTTTCTGATTCTCTCTATGCGCTGGCGTGCAGGAGTGACACGGTCATAGCTAACATTGAGAGACGGCGACGGCCTGCGCCCGCCCGGATGGGTTATTCGGTTGCGGTAGTGGTGTTGATGACGGCCAGCGCTTCAGTTGATTCCTGTACCGCAGTGATAGCGCGCGATACGACATCAGATTCAGGATAACCGTTGTTTAGTAGCCGCTGGTACTGCTGGATGAACAAACGGTGTTTAAAAGGCTCATTTTGAATAAACTCTACCGCTTCTTTTACAGCAGCGTTGTTGTAATTCAGTGTCTGTAGCAGCTCAAGCTGGTTGCTCTGTGCTGTTGTGATAGTTGTTTCCGGCATTGTGTACCTCGTGGGGTTGTTGTTCACGATGCCGTCCGTTGGCAATAAAAAAACCGCCCAGAGGCGGCTTAATGTTCGTTTTTATTTATTCATAGATAATGAAGAGTGATTTGCAGTGCGGGCAAAACAAAGTCTGTTGTCTTGAAATCCTCCTGGCGGATTGCTTAGATATTTCCCCACAAATTGGACACTTAGCGTCAGACCTGGTTTTGACGATAAGATCTATTACCTGAGTAAAGTAAGACATGGTATTCAACCTTTCTCATGAACGAGACTAACCATAACACTGATGGTCATTTTTTAATCACACCCGTCATGGGTAATCTTATGCCAGATCATATCAAGAGCAGATATCCTTACTTTGGTAATAAACCTTGCCGCATAGGAAAGCTACCGTAGATGGAGCGACAGCCTGTAGCTGACCTCAAAGGCTCATTCCGAAGCGAGACTCAACGTGATTAAAGGCGCTGCAGTGCGCGGATGGTTACTGCGGGCACAAAAAAGCCCGGCCGGAGTCAGGCTAGGTTCTGAAAAATGGCATTAATTACTATTGCTGACTGACTGAAAGAATTGATAAATTCCTCCCCGAAACTCCTTTCCTTTTTTGTTGCATTGGCCATCATGTCCTATCATATCCCAGTACATGGTGGTCTTTTTTTATCTCTCCAGGCGTGAGCTTTCGATATCCCTAATCCCCTTCAACTGACTGTTAGCTTTATCTATCGCTGTCAGTAGTGGGTCTATCCACAGTACAGCCTGGCAATATGTCAGGGTGCCGGTGGTAGCGGAGCCAGAATTGGCGCTGTCAGTGATGCCGGTATCGGCGTGCAATGCGCTGGCACGTAAACTGTTCGCGTAGCCGAGCAACCGACCAGCGAGAGCAGCAGGAATAGCGAGAGCGCATGTCGGCTCAGTTTTGAGTATCTCCCGGTGAACAATTTGTTTCTCCTGAGCTGAAGCCGTGATGTTTGTGTCGTACTGCTGAACAGCTGCGGCGATTTGGTTGTAGCGGTTGAATTGCAGGGACTGTGTGGCAATGACGCTGCTCTGTCGGTCGTTATCAGCCTGCAATTGCTCGTTGGCTTTCTGCTGGCTGCTGTATTTACCGTGGTAGTAAATAACTGCACCACCCAACCCAATCAACAGAAGAATGAACACTGCGGCCAGAATGCTGCTTACCCGACTCACGATAGAAATATCTTGCGTTCTGCTGTACGGCGGCGGCGTAGTCCGGCTTCGACCTTGCTCCCCGGCGATACCCATTTCAGGAACTCGTCAGCCGCCCCCCTGTAATCACCGGCATTCAATTTTCTTAGCAGGGTTGAGGGCTTACCGTCTTTCAGCATGATGATTCCGGTTTTTGCTTTGCTGCCGGGCCCAACGTTATAGACAATGCTCACCATCGCGTCATACTGGCCCTGCGTCAGGGGTACGGTTACAGCAGCTGAAACAGCCGACTCAAACTTTTTCAGGTCATGACGCAGATACCGCTCTGCCTGCTCTTTAGTACACACGTCACCCATCGCTACTGGTTTACCGTCCGGGTATCTCGTCGTTCCGTTGCCAATGGTATAAGGCTTACCGCCTGATTTAGGGTCCGGGTATGCCGTAGCTGAGAAACCTTCGAACTCTTTAATCAGAGCGATACCCTCATTGCCTGTTTTCATGCGACCACCTGAATAATGATTTGAACCACGACCAGCGAGAGCGCAGACCGTCGAACACAACGACAGACATAATGTTGCCGCCAGCCGACAGCACGATGAGGAACAGAATTGCGTCAAACATCACATCAGACAGTGCGGATATGCGCTGACCCGTTGCTGTCTCATAAATCTGATATACCCAGCATACGAATAGTGCAGTACCGACCATCGCATCCCGCCGCTTGATGTACCTGCACAGGAATACCAGCGAGGCCGATGACCCCATAACCCAGATGTCTAACCAGTCCAGTATCGTCATTGGTCCCTCCCACCGCGCAGGCTCTTAACGGCATCAATGAGCGCAGTGAAGTTACGCTCAATCAGGCCAGATATGCGCCGGGCTACTTTCAGCAGGTTATCCCTGTCAGCAGTGATGTAGAGGATTGGGATTAGCATGGCGGATATGGCAATTGCGGTTATTTTTGGGCTGACGTTGTACTTCCAGACCTGCTCGATTAACTCTGATGCTGAGGACGCTATAAGCATCCCTGCACCGAGCGCTAAAAAGAAATGGACTATCTTTCGGCGGTTATTGTCTTTCGACACAATCACCGAGGCAGCAGCGCCAATGATCGAACCGAGCATAACGCCGTAATCTGCACCGACCCAGAAGCCGCCAAGGGCACCACCTGTCGCAGCGCCGATGACAACCCCTGTTGTACTTGGCATTTGGAATCCTATGTTGCAGGCATAAAAAAAGGCCGCTCTATGGCGACCTTGGAGTGTTAGTGTGTGCTTGGCTGCTACGTGCGACTTAGTCCGCGCCCTGCTGAAAGGTTCTTTGGCGGATACCCATTACAGATTCAGTTCTCAGCACATCGGTTAAGAGCACCACTGTCTGCCGGGTTTCTGAATAATCTCTCAATCCAGCCCTATCAGTGCGTCGCAATGCTCTTACCGATGTAATAAAAAAGGCCCCGCATTTGCGAGGCCTCAGAAGATGGTGCGCCTGTTTATCATCTGTGATTCAGATTAATTCCATTTTACGGGCGGCGCATTGAGTTGCTACATGATTAACTGTAGTAGCCACCCGAAAAAGAGCAATAAAAAAGCCGCCGCAGTATTCTATGAACACGTACGGCAGCATACCTCCTAATGATTGCTCATTTGCTCATTCGTGTCAACACGTTCTAAGCAATTTTTTTAATCTTCTCCACTTTTCGCCTCCCGTTCATTGCTTTTAGCAGCGAAAAGAAAATCATGTACTGACTGGCACACAAGATTTCCTTCACTTCCCGCCTGCATGTAGCCAGGGATGGCCTCTTTAACCTGTTGCCGCCTCTGGTTGAGATTTTGCGGGGACTTGCGACCTTGTGGCTATACACTGCAATTGCGTATTCAGTTGAGCCGTGAGCGTAATAGCTCAATAGTATTCCGAAGGCTTTTTTGTCAATGCACATGACGGAATCTACGACCTGAGAAATCAACATTCCGTCATCGTCATTGCACATCGGGCGCGACATCACCCGGGAGGGTTCGACGCTCTCCATCCACTGGGCGATCATACTACTCATCCGCTTCTCCAACCTGCCGCTGTAAACCCACGATCCCCACAGCTCCAGCCAGTTGTTGAGCCAGTCGTGCTGGTCTTTAGTCAGATTCAGTTCACGTACCGGCATATTTTACCCCCATAAGTTTTTCCGTATTCCGCAATATGCGGTAGTTGATCTCGAACATGCGGCGCGCGCGGAACATCCGCAGGTAGCGCGACTTCTGCCGGAGATAATCGGTCATGCGGCATGCTCCCGCTGCTTCAGCAGCTCTCTGGTTTTCTGTCTGTATTGCCTGGCCAGCTCCTGCAACTTTTCGCGCGTCCACTTCTGCACCGGATGTGGCCCCATCAAACGATCGAACGCAGCCTGTCCGATTTTCTTGATCAGGTTTGGTGTGTAGTTCTCGATGTTGCCGGAGAGATGCTGGTTACAGGGAACGCACTGCTTGTGGCAGTTACTTTCGTCGTAACGTGTGGCCGGTGAAGCGCCGCGGGTGCGGTAGTGACCGGCATCGTATTTGCCTTCGTGATGACGGCCGCAGCTGATACAGGGCTGATCTGCATCGCGGGTGCGGATGTACTCGTTGAAGGCTGCCTGGGTCTGGCGGTGATAGTGACTGAGAGGTTGTAATGCTGCTTTGCGGATTTTGAGGCTTCGTTTTTCCTGCTGTGTAGTCTCCTTTCGTCGTCGTTCTGCCTCCTGTACTGCCTTCTGCCGGTCTTTCTCTCGTTTGGCTAGTGCGAGTATGGTTCCACACTCTGCGCTGCACCACGTTCGTTCTGCGAAGGATGGGTGGAACCATTCGCGGCAGTCCGGGTTCTTACATCGTCGCCTCA